TCGAGGACTGTGAGGAGAGGTTGTCTGTCGGCGGCGACTGGCCTGACACCGATACGGCGGGAGAAATGTTCTGGCTGTCGCGCCAACGCAAAGGACAGGTCACCTTCCCGCCCCTGACCGTCCAGCTAGGCGACGACGGCAAGGTGAGGTTTGCGGCATGACCCGGTCCAAAGACGCCATCCCTGAAAAATGGGTTCCGTTCATGCAGAAGCGGATGCCGGATCAGCCCGCGCATATCGCGGCGCTGCTGTCGGGCGAGCCGATGACCATCACGGGCGCGACGCTGGCGGCGTATCTGGAAGGCGCTTACGCGGCCGGCGAACGCAAAGGCGCGCGTTCCTCTGCCCATGCGATGGCTCTGCTGTTGCAGAAGGTCACGGCGCCCTGATGCCCCGCCGCACGGGCGACATTTACGGCAGGCGGTGGTCAGGCGACTATCGCCTGCGCCCCACCCTGTTAGGCGTCCGGATTGAACGTCGGGTCGAAGACGCTGACGGCTCTGTCCGCTGGGTCTCGTGGCCCCATCCTGTAAACATCACCCTGAAAGGCTGAACCCATGACCTCGATAATCAAGACCTCTGTTCTCCGCGCCGCTGTGCTGACGGCTTTCGACCGTGGCCGTTACACGGTGCATTTCGGCACGACCCCGACCGGCGACGACCTTGCGGTGGTTCCGGCGTCAATCGTGCTGGACCTGGGGGAGCGGGACGATGACCTGCTGGGCGCGGAACCTTGCAGCAACTGTGACGGCGCGGGCCACGTCGGGGCTATCGCTGGCGAGCCGAACACGTTCATGGGCTGCACCGCTTGCATGGGCTTCGGCGTCGTGAAGCGCGAGGTGGACACACTGTGGACGGTCTCGCGCGAACAGGCCGAACGCCTCGCGCGCCATGCTTCCCCGTTTCACTCCGACGACCACGGGGCCGCTGTCCCGGCGCAGGACGGTCACGGATGCCGGGGCGAGGACGTGGCTCCGGTCATCAAGGGCATGGCGGACGTTGCGGCGGATTTGCGAGCGAAGGTCCAGCCGCTTCAGGCCGGCGATACGGTTCGGGTTCTGAAATACTGGGAGGGTCACGTCGCGCCGATCACGAAGATCGAAGACGACATGATCTTCCTGTCGCACCCAGGCCACGGCCTCGGGGCGTTCAAGCCCGAGGAAGTCGAGCGAATCGCGCCCGCCGCCCCGACCCCTCCCGCTCCCGGCCCTTTGACGAGTGCGGAGGGGCTGATGCGAGGGGACGTGCTCCGGGTGAAGGTGGGCCGCGAAGGCTCTGGCGAAATCAAGCGGGTGCGCGCCCTTGATGGCCCGAGACACGTCTGGGAAGACGGCGACGACGAGCGTTCATACCATTTCGACTGTTACGACTTCATCGGCCGCCCTGACGCTGACGGGTGGCTTCCGTGGTCCGGTGGAGCGAACCCTGTCGGATCCGCTGTCGTCACGGTCATCTTCCGTGATGGGCAACGCCTGAAGGCGGCGGGTGACATCCTTGACCCCTTCTGGAGCATCGACTCGACCGGCGACGGCATCGACCGTTTCCAAATCGTTGACATGCCGCCCTTGTCGGGCGACGCATAGCGGCCGGGCTATGAAGCCCCCCTGAATGTCCGGTGGCCCCGTCTGGCGAGAGATCGTCGGGCGGGGTCTTTTTCTGTTTGTCGGGAACGGGGCGTTTCGGTTAGGGGTTTCGGCGTCAGGGGGGGCGGTCTTTCAGGACACGGGCCGATGCTGTCACCACGAAGCCCCTTTGTGACGCGAAGGCAGGGCGCCCGCGCGCTTATGCCGGTGGCGATCAGTTCGGACAATGACGGTCTGGTCGATGGCGTGGCCTATGCCGAGGTGGTGGCGCTGGCCCCGGTTCAGCAGGTCCCGCTTGGCTACGTTCGCCATAACGAATGGGATGGGCCGTGGCGCCCGGTTCCTCCCGATGGTGCGTCGTCGGCCCTGGTCCGCGTTGAGGGCGGGACCTGCCGCTGGCGCGACGACGGCGTGGAGCCGACGAGCGAACTGGGAATGCCCCTCTATGACGGCGATCCGCTGACCTATGACCTGACGACTCAATCCCTGTGGTTCTACCCGGTGGACGAAACGGTCATCATGCACGTCGCGTTCTACGGCTTCCCCTATGAGACCGAGGGCTCCTGATGGCGCCGCGAATCAATCCGTCCGGCGAGGCGCTTAAGAAGCGGCTTCAGCGCGTTGACGAACGTCTGGCGCTGCTGGAGGAGACGGGTGTCCCAGCGGGGCAGGTGCAGGCCGCCGTCGATATGTGGCTGGAGCAAAACCCGCCGGCCGCTGGCGCTAAGGGTGCGAAGGGCGACACCGGAGCTACGGGAGCGCAAGGCGAGACCGGCGAAGCTGGCCCTGTCGGATCAACAGGGCCAGCGGGAGCGGATGGATCAGAGGGTGAGGCGGGGGCGACAGGCGGTGTTGGGCCTGCTGGTCCCGCCGGTCCTGCTGGCGAGCGCGGCGCGACCGGATCGCAGGGCGCCACGGGAGCGACTGGAGCAAAAGGCGAAACGGGCTCCCAAGGCCCGCAAGGCGTAGCCGGGGGGCAGGGGCCGGTCGGGGCAACTGGCGCCGCTGGTCCCCAGGGCGAACAAGGTCCGGTCGGACCTGCTGGACCAAAGGGGGACACGGGGGCGGCGGGCGCTACCGGAGCCAAGGGCAACACGGGAGACACCGGACCAACCGGCGCGACCGGGCCTCAAGGCCCTATCGGCAACACGGGCGCAGCAGGGCCAGCAGGACCGACAGGTCCGGCGGGAAGTGCGGGCGCGGCCGGGGCAACTGGGCCAGCGGGCGCGCAAGGGCCAGCCGGATCCCCCGCGAACACTCTCATCGGGACGGTTCAGGTCACACAGACGGCCATCGTCGCCATCGCCCTCGGGATTCGCGAGGTTACGGTCGCCCTGACCGGCGCCGTTGCGGGCGAGCGGTATCAGGCCTTCGCGCGGCGCTACAAACTGAACGGGGCGGCATCGTGGACCGTTGGGCGCCCGGCTGGCTACACGGTTCTGGACTGCGCCTGTAACACGGCGGGCCAGATCATCGTGAGCCTGAACGCGCCGCTGCTGGCTATCGGGTCCAGCTACATCATCGAGTGCGATGTCGTTAAGGTGAACGCCTAGACGTAGAAAGCCCGCCCTAAGCGGAAACTCGGGCGGGCTTTCACGGGGCTGAAACCGACCTCTCGCCGAGGCCCGATCAACATACCCGCAATGTTTACATCGTCAAGCGGGGATGTTGAGCCATCCGCCCTTCGCGACTTGTTCGTTCGTCAGGCCCAGGGTGCGCCAGAGATAGACATCAAGGTCCGCCGCCGGGATGCCGCAAGCCCGCGCGACGTGGGTCAGGGCGATCCCCTTCGCCAGATACTTGCGGGCCACGATCACGCGCCTGGAGGCCAGTCGGTGGTCGGGCGTCACAGCATCCGCCTCCCGCCCGTCAGTAGCCCGTGCAGCCAACCCAGGACTGCCCCGGCGCTGAACAGCCTCCCTCTGCCGCCCCAGCCCATGCCTTGGCCTATGCGTGACGGGTGGCGCGATTGGCCCGCCCAGTGTGCGTATGGATCGTTCATTGTGTCAGCCTCCTTTGATGTAAACATATTGCGCCCGGTTCAGGATGATGTAAACAGCAGGCGTCAAGGCTTGGGTGAGCGGCTTAAACCCTCTGGTGCGACAGCTACGTTCAATCACCTCGCACGGTGGAAAAAGGGCGCAGCCGAAGGTTCGAATCCTTCAGTCATGACAAAACGCCGGAACGCAGTGAGCAAACCTCCTGTCGCTAGTACGGCGCCGGTCTGGGGTATGCGCCAGACACGGCGGGGAGGAAGGTGCGCTTCCTCCCCGTTTGCCGTTCCGCCCGGCCTTCGCTATGTAAACACCATGGCCCGTAACCCCGTAAAACCCACGGCGATCAAAAAGCTGGAGGGCAACCGTTCTAAGAAGCCGCTCCCGGCCAATGAGCCCCAGCCCGATCTAGGGACGGAGGAGCCGGGGCCGCCCGCGTGGCTGTGCGATGTCGCGGCGGGCGAGTGGCGTCGTCTGGCGCGGCAACTGTGGCTGAACGGGCTGCTGGGCCGGGAGGACGTTCAGGCCTTCGCCGCCTACTGCGACCACTTCGCCAACGCGATGCGCTATCGGGGCATTCTGGACCAGCAACGGATTGACGAGGCGCGGGTCCTGCGGCTTCAGGCGACGTTCGACAGCTTCGGAGGCAAGGGCGAGCGGCCCGAGCCCGAGACGGCGGCCCAGGCCAGCATGATCCGCACCACGAACGGAAACTGGGTCCAGAACCCCATCATCGGGATGTCGAACGTAAGCACGCGCGAGATGATGAAGATCGCGGTGGAGTTCGGCCTTACCCCGTCCAGCCGGTCGCGCATCGACGTTCCGCGCGGCGGGGCCAACTTCGCGGCGCCCAAGGATGCGGAGCCGACAGGACCGCGCCCGGTGGACTTCCTGAACCGTGGCCCGCGTCTGGTCGCCAGCAAGCCCTAATAGGCGGTAATGGACGCTAAATGGGCCGCGCGCTGAAACAGAAACAGACAGCCGGTCACAAGGCCCGCATAGCTGGCGACGACGTGACGGCCTATGCGCTGGACGTGGTGGCGGGCGACATCGTGGCGGGGCCTTGGGTGAGGGCGGCGGCCCAGCGTCACCTAGACGACCTTGAGGAAGGCGAGGCGCGCGGCCTTTGGTTCGACGTGGACGCCGCCGCCGACTTCTTCGCGTTCTGTTCGACCCTCTGCACGGTGCTGGTTGAGGGTTCGGCCGCCCCGCTCAACCTGTCGCCGGCCCAGCGGTTCATCACCGGGTCAATCTTCGGGTGGAAGCGGTCGGACGGCTGGCGCCGGTTCCGTCAGGCCTTCATCGAAATGGGCAAGGGCAACGGCAAGTCGCCCCTCGCCGCCGCCGTGGGGCTGTACGGCCTGATAGCCGACCAAGAGGAACAGGCCCAAATCTACGCCGCCGCGACCCGGAAGGATCAGGCGATGATTCTGTTTCAGGATGCGGTGCGGATGCGGGACGGGAACGACGCCCTGCGCGGCGCCCTGACCCCATCGGGGGGCAATCCGGTCTGGCAACTGACATTCCTGAAAACCGCCAGCTTCTTCAAGCCCATTGCAGACGGCGGCGGGTCCAAGGGGGGACAGTCGGGGCCGCGTCCGCACTTCGCCCTGGTCGATGAGGTCCACGAGGTCAAAGACGCCTACACGATCCGAATGCTTAAGGCGGGCTTCAAGGCGCGCAAACAGCCGCTGCTTTTCATGATTACGAACAGCGGGAGCGACCGCACGTCCGTCGCATGGGAATATCACCAACTCGGGATCGAGGTCGTCAGCGGCGATAAGCAGGACGACGCGGCGTTTTTCTACATCTGCGCTCTGGATGACGGCGACGACCCGTTCGAAGACGAGTCCTGCTGGATCAAGGCCAACCCCGAACTGGGGAACATCATCGACCTCGATTACATCCGAAAGGAAGTCGGGGACGCCAAGCTGCTGCCCAGCAGCCAGAATAACGCCCTGCGCCTGAACTTCTGCGTATGGACCGACGCTGACCGGGCTTGGATCACCCGCAAGGCGTGGGAGGCTTGCGAGGTCACGGAAGCAAACCCGACCGTCAGCGACGGCCTGGGGCGGCGCCGGGCGGTTACCGTGCTGCGCGAGGAAGATTTCGTCGGGTGCAAAGCCTGGGGCGGGCTGGACCTTTCATGGTCTCAGGACCTCACGGCGCGGGCCATCACCTTCAAGGAAACAGTGGCGGGCGTTGAACACCTCTACGCTTTCCTCAAGTTCTGGACCCCCGAGGACACGCTTGCGAGCCGGGCGAAGCGAGATCAGGTCCCTTACGATGTCTGGGTCAAAGACGGCCTCTTGATTGCCACGCCGGGCAAGGTGGTCCCCATGGCCGCCATCGGCCGGCAACTGCACGAGGATCAGCAGGCCTTCGACCTTCAGTTCGTCGCATATGACCGCTACCGCCACAAAGACCTTGAGGACAAACTGGCCGAGGAAGGTTACGCGCCGCCGATGCTGGAACACCCGCAGGGCTTCCGCAGGTTCAGCAAGTTGGACGAGCGGCTGGCGGCGCAACACGGCTGGTATGACGAGCGCGGCCAAATCCTCGAAAACCCGCTCTGGATGCCGGGGTCGATTGAGGCTTGGGAACACGCGATCATCGAGGGCCGGTTCTGGACCCCGCCCAACCCCGTCCTGCGCTGGAACGTGGCCGGCGTCTTCCCGCAGCCGAACCCCAGCGGGACCGGCGACATCATCTTCAACAAGCGCAAGGCGACCGGCCGGATCGACGGCGCCGTGGCTTGTGCTATGAGCGTCGGCGCGGCTGTGGCAAGGTTCGGCGACGGAGGCACGGGCCTCGATGACTTCCTCAATAACCCGGTGATGTCGAGATGAGCAGTTTCTGGGGTCGCGTCGGCCAAGTCTTCCGCCTCTCGGGTCCGATTCCTTTCGGGGCCTTCTTCAGCGGCGCGAACTATGCCGAGAAGACGGTCACGGTCGATACGGTTCTGAACCTCTCGACGGCCTGGGCGTGTTCGCGCCTGATCAGCGGGACGTTGGCGACCCTGCCTCTCCACGTCATGCAGCGCGGCGCGAACAATAAGCGGCGGCTGGCGAAAGAGCATCCCGTTTCTGAACTGCTGCGCGGGCGCCCGAACGCAAATCAGACGCCGGTAGAGTTCAAGGAAGGCATGTTCGCTTCGCTGGTTCTGCGCGGCATGGCCTATGCGAAGAAAATCCGGGTGCAGGGCGATGTCGTGGCCCTTCAGCCTTGGGATTACGACCGCTGTCAACCCATGCGCCGGGTGAACGGCGCGCTCTACTACCTGATGACCAATCGGGACGGGACGCAGGATGAGGTCGCGCCGGATGACGTGTTCGTCCTGAAAGGGTTCACGGACAATCGAGACCCTGACATCGGCCTATCCACCATCGCCTACGGCCGGCAGACCTTCGGCAACGCGATGGCCGTTGAAGAGACGGTCGGGCGCCAGTATGCCCGAGGCCTGAAACAGCCGGGCTTTTTCTACACTGACAACCCGGCGGTGCGGCTGGACCCCGAGAAGCGCGCCCAGTTCCAAGCGATCATCGACGCCCACACCGGATCCACCAACGCAGGGTCGCAACTGCTGCTGGAGGCCGGATTCAAGTGGCAGTCCATGGGCATCAACCCCGCTGACTTCGAAATGTTGGCGACGCGCGGCATGAACGGCGAAGAGGTGTGCCGGTGGTTCCAAGTCCCGCCGCCGATGGTTGGACTGTTCGACAAGATGACAAGCTGGCCCGGTGGTCAGCAGGGTATGCGCGCCGATTTCCGCGATTTCTGCCTGCTGACCTACATCACGAGGTTTGAGGAGACGTGCAATCTGCGCCTCCTGACCCGTGAGGACCGGCTGGCGGGCTACTACGTCAAGCTCTCCAGCGAAGGCCTTCTGCGCGGCGATCTGGCGGCCCGCACCGAACACTACTCGTCCGCCCTGCAAAATGGCTATCTGAACCGCGACACCGTCCGCGAAATCGAAGATTACGACGTGATGGAAGGCGAGGGCGGCAACATCTACACCGTCCAACAGAACCTCACGCCGCTGTCGATGTTGCAGCAAGAGGCCGAGGCCCGCACAATGCAGAACAACGGCACCCCGCCGGAACCTGTCGTCCCGACCCCCGGAGTCTGACCGATGCGCTATAGCCACATCCTCGCCCACATGGCGACGACCCCGTGGGCTCTGGAGCCCCAGTTCATGCGGGCCGCTATGGCTATGGTCATGGCCCGTTCGTCTGACGAGTTCATCGTCCCGACCGACGCCAAGCTGACCCAGAAGCGGACGGAGGAAGCCCGGCGTTCGGGCGGCGCCGTGGCCGTCCTGCCGATCTACGGCGTGATGGCGCAGCGCATGTCCGCGATGGAAGAAGCCTGCGCGGGCGGGGTGTCGGTCGAGAAGGTTTCGGCGGCGTTCCAAGCTCTGGTCAACGATGACGACGTGTCGGCTATCGTGCTGGACTGGGATAGCCCCGGCGGCTCCACCTATGGCGTCGAGGAGTTCGCGGCCCAGGTGCGTGAGGCGCGCGGCGTTAAGCCTATCGTGTCGCAGGTCAACTCGTTCATGGCCTCGGCCGCCTACTGGGTCGGGTCCGCCGCTGACGAGATCGTGGTCACGCCGGGCGGCCGGGCCGGATCCATCGGGGTATATTCGATCCACGAGGACATTTCGGCCATGCTGGAACAGCAGGGCGTGAAGCCCACGATCATCAAGGAAGGCGAACACAAGATCGCCGCCAACCCGTTTGGCCCACTGACCGACGAAGGTCGCGCGCAGATCGAGTCGCTGGTCAAGGAATCGGCCGCTGCCTTCCGGGGCGGCGTGGCCGAGAACCGTGGCGTGGCCCGTAAAACCGTCGTGGAGCAGTTCGGGGACGGCAAAGTCTTCGGCGCCGCTGAACTGGTCTCGCGCGGCATGGCTGACCGCGTCGGCACGTTGCAGGACACCCTCTCCCGTCTCGGTGTCCCGTCCAAGAAGAAGGCCGCCGCCGCCCAGACGCGCGCCACCTTGGCAAACGGCGAGATTCCGCCTATCGGTGTGCTGGTCGATGCCCTGGGGAGCCTGGGGATGACGAAAGCCCAGGCCGATGCGTTCGCCGCGCGAGGCCTAGACGGGATCGCTACCGGGAGCCGGGAGCCAGAGGCGAAAACCCCAACCCAGCCGGTCGCCCTCCGCAGCCGGTTCATTCAAACGGCCTGACCCATCGCGGCGGGCCAGTGAAAGGCCCCTACCGTGGACATCAACGAAATCAACGCCGAACTGGAAAAGCGCGACGCGGCTATTCAAGCCCTGCTCGACGCTTCTACCGCCGCCACCGCCGAGGAACTGGTCAACATCAAGGCTGGCCTGCAAGAGCAGTCGGCGCTTGGCCTGAAGCTCCATGCCTCGCTTGTCGAAATGTCGCAGAAGGTCGCCGACCAACTCGGCTCGATGGGCGGCATGGCCAAGGGCATCGCCGGCATCGCCTTCGCCGCCGCCGCCATCGCCTCTCCGTCGTTCGCCGCCGTCATCGACGGTTCGGCGCAGAAGGGCCGCTTTGAGTCCAAGGGCTCTTGGCATGACGCAGGCACGTTCGGCGCCGTCATCGGCTCGGGCACGACCGGCGAAGGTAATGGTGGCCGCCTCCTGTCGCCTGACTATCGCCCAGGCCTGATCCAGCAACCGGACATGCCGCTGCTGATCCGTGACCTCCTGATGCCGGGAAGCACGGACAAACAGGTCGTCGGCTACTATCGCGAAACGGGCTTCACCAACGCCGCCCGGTTCGTGACCGAAAACACCCGAAAGCCGCAGTCGGACATCGAGTTCGAATACGCCGAGGCCCCGGTTCGCACCATCGCGCACTTCGTGAAGGCGACGAACCAGATTCTGGCGGACGTTCCCCTGCTGCGTTCCTACATTGACTTCCGCCTCCGCTGGGGCGTCAAGTTCGTGGAGAACGACGCGCTGCTGAACGGTTCGGGCGCTGGCCAGTCCATCGAAGGCCTGAAGCCTGCCGCGACCCCTTACGACACCACCCGTAACGAGGCCGGCGACACCCGCATCGACACCATCCGCCGCGCCATGACCCAGGTCTCGCTCGCCTACTACCCGACGAGCGGCATCATTCTTCACCCGACCGACTGGGAGAAGATCGAACTGCAGAAGGATAACGAGGATCGCTACATCTGGGCGAACCCCGGCAACCTTCGCGGCCCGACCCTCTGGGGGCGCCCGGTCATCGAGACCGCCGCCCAGACCGAAGGCGAGTTCACGCTCGGCGCCTTCAACCTCGCCGCCCAGATTTTCGACCGTGAAGGCATCGCGGTCGAGATCGCCACTGAGTCGGAAGACGACTTTTTGCACAACAGGCTGGTCATCCGGGGTGAAGAACGCCTCGCAATGGCCGTTCACCGTCCCGAGGCGATCATCGACGGCGAGTTCCCCCAGACGTAAATCTGGGCTAGAAACGACGAAAGGCCCGCTGGATTTGGCGTCCGGCGGGCCTTTCTATTTCAACGAGCGAATGGACCGCCCGATGACCTGCACGACCGATACCGACGAAGCGGCCTGCCCGCAATGCGGCTTTCACAGAACGGCTCGCTTCAGCGACGGCAAGTTCAAGAAATGCCCCGGCTGTTTCCTGATAGAGCGGCGCGCGCGTGACCGGGTTGTGGCAGAGAAGCGACGCAGGGCGCGGGGCGTGGCCCAGGTCAAAGGGACTGAAATCGCCTGTGGCCGATGCGGCGCGGTATTCATCCGGGGCAGTCTCAAGACGAAATACTGCGTCCCCTGCCGTAGCGTTATCGCCCTTGAAAAGGCGAACGCCGCGTCGCTGGCGAAACGGCTGGCGAGCGGGGCGGTTTTCGTCGGGACCATCATCCCGTGCAAGCACTGCGCCGAACCGTTCGCAAAGACGGGGGCACGCTCCTGCTACTGTCCCGCCTGCCGAATCCTTCAGAAGAAAAACGCCCTTCCGCACCTTCGGGAGGCGCAGCGCAAAGGCGCGGCCCGGTATGCCGCCCGTCACCCGGATCGCATCAGGGCTTATCAGGCCGAGTCCCGTGAGCGCCGCAAGGTAAATCCCGAGTTTCAAATCAATGAGCGCATGTCGGCGGGCGTTCGGCAGTCTCTTGTTCTGGGCAAGGCAGGCTATCGGTGGGAGAAAATCGTCGGCTACACCTTGGCGGACCTGATGCGCCATCTGGAGCGCCAGTTTTTGCCGGGCATGACGTGGGAAAACCGGGGCGAATGGCATATCGATCATATCCAACCGCTGTCGTCGTTCTCGTTCGAAAGCCGCGACGACCCCGAATGCCGGGCCGCTTGGGCGCTTTCAAACCTTCGACCCTTGTGGGCGTTGGACAATATCGTGAAGAATGACCGCAGGACGCACCTGCTCTAGGAGGTCACTATGGCGACGAAGACAGTTCGGGTCCGCCTGAACAGGACGATGAACCCGGTTGATGGCGAACGCCGGCAGGCGGGTTATGAGACGGATATTCCCGTCGCGTTGGCGGAGGAGTGGGTCAAGAATGGCCGAATCACCATTCTCGCCGGTAAGGCCCCAGCACGCGCGAAGGCGTCCACGCCGGACCCTACCTCGGCGCCCCCGAGTGGTTCCCCCGCTGGGTCGGGCGCAGTGTCGTCATCGTCGCGTCCGGCCCGTCCGCCTCGGAAGCCTCGCTCGACATCGTAAGGGCGTCGGGCGCGGCCTGTATCGTCATCAACGCATCGCACCGCCTCGCGCCATGGGCGGACATGCTTTACGCGGCCGATGGGGCTTACTGGAAGGCTGACGCGGGCGCGCGGGCATTCCCCGGCCTGAAGGTGACACAGGACGCCCGTGGGGCCGCCGCGATGGGCCTGTGTTGCATCAAGGTCGAGGCTCGGATGCGCGTCATGCTCTTCGACCGCTTCGGAGAGATTGGCGCGGGCGGCAACAGCGGGTTTCAGGCGGTGAACCTCGCGGCCCAGGCTGGGGCGTCGCGCATCGTCCTCGTCGGGTTCGACCTGTCGCTGGCCCGTGGTGTGCATTGGCATGGGAAGCACGGCGGCGGGCTGAACAACCCCTCGGCGCTGAATATGGCGCGCTGGCGAGCCGATCTAGACGCTGCGGCCCCTATGCTGTCGGCTCTAGGGGTTGAAGTTCTGAACGCTTCGCCGCATTCATCGCTGACCGCGTTCGAAAAGCGTCCGCTGGAGGATTGCCTGTGAACTATACCCGCATCGCTGTTTCGCAGGGCCTCCCGATCCCGCTGGAAAAGGTGAAGTCGCGCCTTCAGATTGAGGACGGCGGGATGGATCAGGACGGCATCGACGCGCAGGACGACGCGGTCGAGGCTGCGTTCATCGCGGCCATCGAGTTCGTGGAGAAGCAAACGCACCTGACGCTTCGCCCGACGACATTCCGGGTCGATATGGCGGATTGGTGCATCGCCCAGGCCTGTGGCTGCGCCGGTGAGCGTTATCGGTGGTCCTGCTGCTCGCCGGCCATTCTGGAGCGCGTCCCGTTCCGTGAGGTCGATAGCATCGACTACCTGGGCCAAGGCGAAATCACGCTTGATGACCTGCCGGGCTCCGACTATCGCGTCCAGCGGTTGCCCACAGGCGGCCTGATCCACCTGAACGACGGCGTGTCGCTCCCGTCGCTGGGGCGGGCCTACGACGCCGTGCAGATCACGTTCAGGGCGGGCTTTGACATCCCCGACGAGACCGGCGCGGGCGACGACCCCGAAACCGTCCTGCCCGCCGCGCTCGCCAATGCCCTGATCCTCCTGACCGGCTATTGGTTCGCCAATCGGGACGCGGTCGGGACGGAGCGGGTCTATGCGCTGGAGTTGGGCGCCGAGTCGCTAATGACGGCCTTCCGCCTCTATAAGTGATGTTTACATTCCGGCCGGGATAATGTTTACATCGGCCTTCACTGATAAATGAGGGCTGATGATGAATACCCCCGACCTTCCGCGCTGGCATTGGCGCAACCTGAGAGGCGGAAGCCTGTCGCTTTGGTTTTCCCCGCTGGATTGGCATCTGGGGATGCAGCGCGAAGACGACTTCACCGGCGGTCACATGGTCTTCGGTTTCGGCCCTTTTGGCGTCCGTCTGGAATACGACATCGGCAACAATAGCCGCGAGCGGTTCCCCTTCGGCTTGAGCGAGTCGGCTGCATATAGCCGCGCCGAGAGGTTCGAAGCCTGATGGCGCGTCCTCTCTACATCGTGGGCATGCAAGGACTCGGGGATTGCATCCATCAGCGCAGCATTGTCCGCGCCTATCTGGCGAAGGGCCGTGAGGTCTGGCTGGAAACCCCGTGGCCGCAGATTTATCACGACCTCGTCGGGCCGAAGCTGAAGCTGGTCAACAAGGGGTCGAGCCTTCGGACCCAGGCTAAGAACGCGGCTGCGAACCGGGGCCTGTTCGTCCGTGGCGGCCCTCCGCATTCGTGCGACGTGCTGCGCCAGCACTACCCGCCCCAGGTCGTGCGTGACGAGGGTTCGGTCCTCGGCGCCATGTCCAAGGTCGCGGGCGTCCCTGTCGGTGATTTCCGGCTCCCGATCCCGAAGGCGTGGCGCGAGAAGGCGGATGCATGGATTCGCAAGTGGAAGCCCGACAAGCCTCTGATGATTTATCGCCCATTGGTCGAGCGGACAGAGTGGGGCGGGTGCAAGGCGCGGAACCCTGACGACGGCCACTATGAAAACCTGATCGAGTCCATCCGCGACGACTTCTTCATCGTGTCGGTGGCCGATTTGGTCCCCGGCAAGGAATGGCTGGCGCCCAGCCAAGCGGGCATCCCTCACCGCGCCGGGCATGTCGAGTTGCACAACGGCGAACTGGACTTCGAAACCCTCGCGGCCCTGACCGAAATGGCGTCTCTGGTCTTCTGTTCGCCTGGGTTCGCGGCGGTCCTGGGTCAGGCTGTAGGGACGCCTACGGTGGTGGTCTCTGGCGGCTATGAGGACGGGACATCGTTCTCGGCCGGCGCGGTCTATACCCCGACGCTCCCCATCGCCCCGGTGAATGCCTGCAACTGTTTCCGACATGACCACGACTGCGACAAGCGAATCGACATGCCCGCCGAAATGGACCGGCTGGCCCTGTTTGCCGCGTCGGCGCCGAAGTCCGTCCCCGAACCATACGTCCTGGGCGGCCGGTCCAAGGTGCGGCCGAACATCACCGTGGAACCGGACCCCGACATCGACCTGACGGGCCTGCCGACCAACTTCATGAACCCCGGCGAACTGGAGACCCTGATTACGCTGGTCAGGTCCGTTAAGCCCCGTTGCATGATCGAAATCGGCTGCAACACCGGGCGGACGGCAAAGGCCATTCTGCGGAACGTCCCGAGCCTTGAGCGCTACATCGGAATCGACGTCCCGCCGTCCTATGAGTTCGCCAAGTCGGTCCAGCGGCGCGAGGTTCCCGACCGGCCGGGCTATCTGGCGCTGGATGATCCCAGGTTCATGCTGGTCATCATTCGACGCGGCTCCTTTGACTTGACGATGGACGACTTGCCGGAAGCTGGCGTGGTTTTCATCGACGGCGACCACGGCGCCGTAGCGGTCGCCTCGGACCATGAACTGGCGACGGTGCTGATTCGTCGTAACGGCGGCGGCCTTATCGTTCACCACGACGACCACGACGAACCTAGCGTCGATGTCAGGGACACGCTTGACGGCATCCATCAGCTTTGTCGGCAAGAGCCCATCGCCCACGTCCTCGGGACTTGGCTTGCCGTGCAACGGGTCGCCGGGTAAACAGACCGCGTTCCCATCTGGGGCTTGAGAGACGCCATCGGTTCACGCCGGTGGCGTTTCGCGTTATGGCTATCAGGCCAGAACAGGAGACCGGCAAAATGTGGGTGCGCTTCCTCAAAGACGACGTGCGTTCGGTCCAGCCCAAGCCGCAGGGCATCGTGACCTCGCGCATCAAATACAAGGCCGGGATGGTCGAGAACGTCCCGAAGGAATACGGCCAGCGGCTGGTCAGCGAAGGCAAGGCCGAGGCGACCGTAAGCCCGGTTGTGGCGAAAGACTGATGGCGCGTCTGCGATTGCGTAACCGGGCCACGGTCCAGCGGGCCAGCCCCAACCCGGCCGGCGACGGCGCGGGCAACTTCCAAGACGGCTGGGATGACTACCTGGGGCCGGTGTCGTGCGCCATCTGGCCCCGCACCGGCCGGGAGAGCATGGCGGACGGTCAGGAGGCCAGCCGCCAGCAGTTCTACATCGAGTTCAGGGCGACGCCGGTCTCGACCCTCATCGACAGCCGCGACCGCGTCCGCGAGAACGGCAAGGCGGCCCGGCTGTTTCAGGTCATCGCCAACGGGTGGCAACCAGGTCAGGAAATGGTGCTGCTCATCTGCGAACAGACGCCGGTCCAGTCGCCCGATGCGGGCTATGAGCCGGGCGGGGAAACTGAAAGCCCGCCGACGTTCCCGACCGGCCCCTAGTCGACAAGCAATAGTCCGCTTTCCGCGATCTCCCCTACCCTTAGGCAGGACGCGGATGGGAGCCTGTTCTGCCACTACCGTATAGCCTGACTGCCCTATATCGGGGGCCAGCCGTCCCCTCCATGATATGCCCATGGAGCAAAGGGGGTCGTTGGTCAGGTTTTCCCTCAGGCCACAGGGCCAGTCGGGGGCTCGGAAGTCCCGCATTTGATTGCGGGCAAAGTTCGCCCGGTAGTCATCTTCTGGCTTTGGGGACGGGAGCCAGACGCACCGGGGGCGAAACATCAAATCCCCGGTTGCGTCCTGTCTGGCGTGATGTATACATTCTTCACGCGCAGCCGATGTGGACGCATCGGTGATGGGGGCAGGGACTTCCGCCGAAGACCTGCCCTCGCGCAGCACCTTGCAACTGGATGGGCTTTCGGTCAACCGTCGCGCATGGCCGTGACGTGGAAGCTGAAAGACGAGAACGGACGCGCCCAGCCTCGCGCTAAGGACTTCGTCGCCCGCATGGGGCGTATCCCCGACAAGGTCAAAAGGCGCATCAATGCCGCGAATGAGAAATCGGCCGAAGACCTCGTCGCCATGATGGTGCGGCTGGTCCCTGTCGATCAGGGTGATTTGCAGCGGTCCATCAACTATTACGAGGTGGCGGGCTATCGCGGCACGGATGGCGGCGGGGTGACGTGGCGGGTCGTGGCCGGTGACGACAAGGCGTTTATGGCTCGTTGGGTCGAGTTCGGGACGCCGAAGACGCCCGCTCAAGCCTTCTTCTTTCCAGCCTACAGAGCCATGCGCCGCCTGATTAAGCAGCGCCAGTTGCGGGCGTGGCGGCAGGGGCTTAAGGACGCAGAATGACCCGGCTCGCATCTGACCCAGTCCAGACCGCCGTCTATGCGGCCCTGCAAGGCTCTACGGGGCTGGCGGCGGTGTTTGCGACGATGGGAGTTCAGAAGGTCGGGGGGCTGCTGCCGGTCTATGACAACGTGCCGCGCAATCCCTCCACCGGAATGCCGACGAAGTCCTATCCGTTCCTGGCGTTCGGGGACGGGCAGGACGTTCCGGCGAGCCCGACGAACGACTGCGACGCCGAGGTGGAGACCTTCATCACCGTTGAGGCATGGGACGACGCCAACGCGCGCGGCAAGACGGGGGCGAAGAAACTGGCGGCGGCTATCGTGGTCGCGGCGGCGCGTATCCTAACCGTCCCCGGCTGGTCTATGACGGTTGCGGGCGTCGACTCTTCAAGGCATCTTCCGATAGCTGACGGCGTCGCCCGTTCTGTGGTAACGCTCCGATACCTTTTGGACCCGGTGTGACCGGATAGGAGACTGCGACTATGGCGACCAAGCCAAACTTTTCAGGGCGTCGGCTCCTGATCCGCATCGGTAACGGTGCGTCCCCCGAAGTCTTTTCGGTGAAATGCACGTTCAACGGCGACCGGGCCATCCAGTTTTCGACGGCCTCCACCGACGAGACGGACATCGACTGCGACGACCCGACCGCTGTCGCCTACACCGTGACGCAGGTTGACAGCCTGTCGGTGGACGTGACCGGCGCCGGCCGGGTCAAGGCGGACGAAGTTCCGTTCTTCTTCGACTGGTGGGAATCGGGCGAGCCGAAGAATGCCCAGGTCGCCATCGACGCGGAAGACGGGGTCGAGTTCGAGGGCCAACTGCTGCTGCTGTCCTGGGGCGTCAACGGCGGCGAGACCGGCAGCGCGACCGCCGACATGACGATGAAGTTCACCGGCCCCGTGACGATGAACGAAAACCCGTAACATGACCGACTTTCTGTCTGGGATGGCAGGCGACGAGCCGCTGGGGGAAACCTCGGCGGCTTTGCCGTTTGACCTGTCGGAGTTGAGCGTTTCGTCGGCGCTCTTGGCCCTGCAACTGGCGATGGCCCGCGAGGGTGTCAGCCGGAAACAGGAGATGGACGGCTTCCCGATTGGCCCCGGCGTCTACAAGGTCAAGTTCGGGATCGGTGAGGCGGAACAGCTTCAGGAGGCCCACGACATGGGGCCGGCCTATGCGCTGCAACTGCTCGAGGCCGGGCGCTGGACCGTGAAGATGCTCGGGACCATCGTTTTCGCCGGGCTGGTCGGGGGCGGCATGGGCCCTTCCGAAGCCCGTCAAATCGTCAAGCGGTGGGTCCACGACCGTCCGTGGGGCGAGTCCGTCCCGCTGGCCCAACTCCTGCTCCAAATCGGCGTGATGGGCGTCCCTGACGAACCGCCGGGAAAACCGGAGGGGGAGGCGAGCCAGACCAACCCGACCTCCCCAGAGGCAAGATCCGATTCGCCGCCGTCTTCGGACGAGGCGCCCTAGTCGGGGGCTACACGCCCGATCAGGTGCGGCGCTTCTCATGGTGGGAGTTCAACGCCCTTTCCGAAGGCTGGTCCGCGTTCCATAGTCCGCCTAAGACACAGGCGCCCAGCGTGGACGAGTTTGAGGCCGCGTTGGCGCGTGACGAGGAGCGGCAAGCCCGCAGAGGACGGTAGCGCATGGCCCAGGAAAAAGACGTTGCCCGCCTTGTGCTGGAACTGTCGGCGGACGTGGCGAAACTGGATCGGGGGATGCGTCAGGGCCAGCGCATTGCCGAACGGCGAACGGCGGCGATTGAGAAGTCGTTTGAACAGATGAACAAGCGGACGACGGGCTCCGTTAACGCCATGTCGTCCAACATCAGGAACGCCATCGGGGGTCTGGCGCTGGCGGCGGCGGCCCGCGAGGTCCAGCAATACGCCGACGCCTGGACCCGCATGGGCAACCCGCTCCGAGCGGCGGGCAAGGATCAGGCGACGGTCAACGCCGAACTGGAAAACCTTGTCCAGATTTCGCTCCGGTCGCGGTCCAGCCTTGAGGGGACCGTGACCCTCTACAACCGCCTGATAGCGGCCTCGGGCGAACTGGGCGTGTCGCAGCAGCAAGTCGCGCGGGTGGTCGAGACCGTCAACAAGGCGCTGGCGACATCCAACCTCACGGCCGGCGAGCGGGCCTCGGCCGTGACGCAGCTTGCTCAGGGCCTCGGGTCGGGCAACCTCGCGGGCGACGAGCTGAAGGCCATCCGTGAAAACTCGCAGGTGCTGGCGCAGGCCATCGCGGACGAGTTTGACACGACCATCGGCAAGCTGAAGGAGTTGGGCGCCGAAGGGAAGTTGACCTCGGCCGGCGTGTTCCGCGCGATTGAGAACGCGACCGTGGGCATCGACGCGGGCTTCGCCAAGACGAACGCCACCATTTCCGACGCCTTCACGAACCTACAGACGAAGGCGACGCAGTTCGTGGGGCAACTGGACGCCTCCACGGGTGCGTCTGAAAAGCTGGGCACCGTGATCGGCTTCGTGGCGGACCATCTGGACGACATCTCGAACGCTGCCGGCCTCGTGGCCGTGACGGTCGGGGGCGGTTATGTGGCGGCCATGACGGCGGCGGCGGTCCGCACCGGCTTGGCGACCGTTTCGACCATCGCCTATCAGGTCGCGCTCATCCGCCTACAGGCCCGGCAGACCGGCGCCACGGCGGCCCAGATCGCTCTCAACGCCGCGATGACCGCCAACCCGGTCGGGCTGCTGATCGTGGGTGTGGCGGCGCTGGCGGCGGTTATCTTCACCCTTCAGCGCAACACGATCACGGCGGCCGAGGCTCAGGCCGAAATGGGCGGGCGCATTGCGGCGAATGATGAAATCCTGGGCCGATACGAACAGGCCCAGATTGACGCCAAGAACGCGACGGCTGAGCACGCCAAAGCGGCGCGGGACAACGCGGCGGCCCTGCGCGAGGAGGCGGCGGCGGCCCTGACGGCGGCGCGGGCCTTGGCGACCGAACGGGTTGCGGCGGCCGGGGCCAAGGCTGCACGGGCGACGGAGGCAGCCACGACAGCAGCGGAACGGACGGCAGCGTTCGGACAGGGGCCGTTCTCCAACTCGTCCGCCGTCGCTATGCAGTCGGCGCAGCGCATGGCCTCGACGGCGATGCAGCAACAGACTGACGCCCAGGCGGCGGCAGCGGCGGCGGTGCGGGAGCAAATCCGGCTAGATCAGGAAATCCAGCGCATCGCGGCCGGTGTGAACCTGGGCGGTGGTGGTGGCGGCTCTGTGACGCCTACGCCGACGACAAGCGGCGGCGGCGGAACAAACGGCGGGCGTCAGGCGGCGGCCGAGGTTGACCGGCTTCGCGACGACCTAGAGGCCATCCAGAATGACCTCCTGACGGATGTTGAGCGGGCCGCGAAGGAACTGGCGGAACGCACCGCCACCATCCGCGAGGCCGTGCGCCGCGAATACATCACCCCGACCGAAGGCGCGATCCTAGAAGGCGGGGCGGCGGCGCAGGACTTGCAACTGCCCGAAGCCATCGAACTGATCCCTTGGGAAGACTACGGCCGGGAGATTTCGGAGGGTCTCGCCGCTGGCCTCGCCGCGCAACAGCAGATTTTCCAAGACCAAGGCAACGCGCTCGCTTACGGCTTCCTGAACATCGTCACGGCCGAAAACCCTGGCGAAGCCATCGGGATGGCGATGCGAAACGCGCTGCTGGAAAACCTACAGGATCGGCTTGCGTCCATCTTCAGCACCTTGCTGCAAGCCGGACAAAAGGGCGGCGGCATCGGCGGCTCAATCGCCGGTTTCCTGGGTTCGGCCTTCGGCGGCAATCGTGCGCTGGGCGGACCCGTAAAGGCCGGGATGACGTATCGCGTCAACGAGAACACGCCTCGCAGCGAGTTTTTCACGCCCTCGCAAAACGGCTATGTGGGCAACCTCAAGCCGCCGTCGCCATCGGCCGGCAGGGGGCAGGCCTTCACCTATGCGCCGGTCATCGACGCACGGGGCGCGGATCAGGCGGCGGTCATTCGTCTACAGCAGGCGATGGCCGAGGATCGGCGGACGTTTGAACGTCGGACTAAAGCGGTGGTAAACCGGGGCTTGGCAAACGACACCGTTGGCCCTCCCGCTTGGAAGTGATGCCATGTTCGATGTCTGGCCGGTCTGCACACTGAAGCCCCTGCACATCGCGTCTTGGTTCAGCGGTGGCGCCGCCAAGGTCGGGGGGCGCACCGCCAGCGGGGCCTTGCGGGTGGCCCAGTGGTCCGCCGGGGGTTTGGTCCGCATCACCTATGCCGACATCAACGTCCTGACCCGAACGCAAATCCTCGCGGCCCAGGCGCTTGAAGGCATCCTAGACGGGGGCGCGACGCCGATTATCGTCCCGATGCTCCCGTGGCTGCGAGCCCCTGACGTTGACGGCGGGACCGGCGGCTATGGGGGGGTTCCGCACAGCGACGGGACGCCCTTCTCGGATGGTTCGCTCTATGCGTCATCCGGGGAGGAAGCCCTGACCTATGCGTCGGCCTTGATGAACGCGACGACAATCCAGATTGTCCGCCCCGGCGCCGCCCAAGCCCTGATCGGCGGCGAAATGTTCAGCGTTGAGAATGACGACGGTCCCGAGGGCCACAAGATCATCCGCATTCTGGACATGGCGACGGTCGGGCCTGACGTTGTTTACACCGTCGTGATCCGGGTTCCGCTGCGCGCCGACATTGCGGCCGGGTCTGCCGTCGCCATGAAAGACCCGCGCTGTTTGGTCCGCATGGAAAACGCGGCCGAGTTGGGCGTCCTGCTGCGAAATCGCCGCTACGGCAAGTTCACGGCCCAGTTCGTTGAAGCGGTTCCCGAATGATCCTGACATCCCGCCCCGCCGTTTTCATGTTCATCGGCTGCACCCCGCCGATTCGCGTCTGGACCGGCTCGCATCCCCGGCGCCTACCCGCCGATGACGTGGACACCGAAGGCGGGATCTACCTGGGCCTCGCGCTGGACCGCATCCCAGCGATGGACCGGCTTCTGATGGGCGACGCGGCGCAATACACCTTCACGCTCGACGGCCTGTCGGATGACCTGAAGTCTCTCGTGGACACGCCGGCCGACTTCGACGGCGCCCGCGTCTCGATTGGCGAATATCAGTTCGACTCCGATTGGCAACCGACCGGGGATGTTCAGTGGCAAGCGACCTATGACGCCGAACAGGTCGGGTTCAGCAGCACACAGGGCGAGGAAGACGGCCGGTCGCTGTCGGTGACACTGACGGTCGCCACGTCCACCACTGACCGGCGCCGCTCGCTCCTGATCCACTGGAGCGCCAAGAACGCGAACCCGACTGATCGGGCCTTCGATTACGTGAACAACTACAGCCTCGGGACGAGACGCCAATACCCCGCCTGACCGCCTTTCTGGACGACGCGACGACCCAGACGACCGTTTGGGGGCAGAACGACTGCGCGCTGTTCACGGCCAACTGGGTGCGGTCTCTTGGCCTTGGCGACGGTGGGGACGAGTGGCGCGGGACATACGCCACCGCATTCGGCTGCTGGGAGGTGCTACAGGCCCACGGCGGCATTCTGGCGGTCATGGCGAAGGGGTCCGCGTCCATCGGCCTCCTGCCCACGCTGGAGCCGTTGCGGGGCGACGTGGGCGTGGTAAGCGTCAGGACCGTTGACGGACAGCCGGGCGTCGCTGGAATCTACGTCGGAAACGAAAGGTGGGCCGTGATGTCGGAGCGCGGCCTGCGAGTGATCAAGGCCCCGATGCTGGCGGCCTGGAGGGTTCCCTAGTGGCCGAACAGTTCTTAGTCGCAGCGGCAAAGGCGGCGGTTGATATCGTCGTGGCGGTGGCAATCAACTACGCCGTGGGGGAACTGACGAAAAAGGACCGTGCGCGGCCGGTGGGCTGGTCCCCGATCAAACAGCCGATCCCGCCGCGCCACTACGCCTACGGGCATGGCCGCAAGCCCGGCGCGGCGCTGTTCTATGAGTCGGTCCCGAAATATACGCTGGACGTGCTGGCCTTCTGTGATGGACGCACAGCCGGGACGAACCGGGTCCTGTATTTTCAGGACGACATCGTCACGTATGACGCCGGGACGGGCGAGACCGATCAGGGCGAGGCGGGGCGCTACGGCGGGCCGGTCTACGTGTCGTTCAAAGACGGCCTCCCGACCGAAACGGCCCATGCGATTGTCGTCGCGAGGGCGGACGGCAAGTGGACATCCGCGCACCGGGCTGACGGAACCATGACGGCGGGGCTGGTCTGTCAGATGGTCTCCGACGAGAAGATGCGGACCATCTACCCCAACGGCGAGATTGACCTTTCCATCGCCCAGGACTGGCTCTGCGTCTATGACTGGCGGGATGAGGCGCAGGACCGCCTAGACCCCTCGACGTGGCAATACAGCGCAAATCCTATCGTCTGCTGGGTCCATGACGAATGGTATGTGAACGGCCTCGACTGGGATCGCCGCTTCGCCCCGAACCTCGCGGACCTGACGGCCGAGGCGGACGCCTGCGACGTTCTCTATCCGCAAGCCGGTGGCGGGACAGCGCCGCGTTACGAGGCCTTCGTCTGGTATGAGGCCGACGACGACCGGAAGACGGTTCGCGACCGCTTCATCCGCTCTATGGACGGCTGGATGGTCGAACTGGGCGACGGGTCATATCTGTTCCGCTGTGGCCGCTGGGTCGAGCCCACCGACATCCTGACGGCCTCGATGCTGATTGACTATAGCTGGACGGCCGGCGTCCCGAAGTCGCGGCGCGTGAACGAGGTTCAGCCCAGGTTCCGGGTGGCCGAACTGCTCTTCGAAGTCGCGGACACGGATTCGGTCGTCAATCAGGACAGCATCGACGCCATAGGCCGCAAGCCCGTGACCCTTCAGCTTGAGGAGGTGACGAACAATAATCAGGCCATGCGGTTGGCGACCATCAAACTGTCGGAGGGTGAAGCCCTCTACACGGGCGAGTGGGTCTTCGACCTTGACCGACTGCCCTCGTCCATCTTCCGCAACCGCTTCCACCGGGCGCAAATCGCTGACGGCCCGTCGTCGCTGGCGGATGTCTATGTCGAGTTCCTTCGCATCGAGACCGACCTGTCGGAGCGGGTGATGCGGGTTCAAGTCCGTTCGGTTGATCCGACCCGATACGATTTCGATGTCTCGCAGGAGGGTGACGGCCCGGTCATCGAGGGCCGCATCCCGCCGTCCGACGCGGCCCAGGCGACCATCACAGACATTGACGTGTTCTATTCCGACGACGCCCTGCCGCGCCTCCGCTTGACACTGTCGGACATCGGAGACCCCGACGCCCTCTATTCGGTCCAGTGGCGCGCGACGGGCGATGACGACTGGGTCGCGGATGCGCCGCGCCCGGCCTTCATCAGCGGCGCCGTGACGGTCGAGACCGCCCCTGTCGCGGCCACGACCCTACAGGTTCAGGTCCAGACCACGACCGCCGCCGGGGTAAGCGACTGGGCTCCGTCACCACCTGCCGCTGTTGACGCCACGGCCCCGACCGCCGTCACGCCCCCGCCGACCAACTTCCTCGCGACGGGCGGCGTCGGGGTTGCTGACCTGTCGATGGATGCGCCCGCAACGCCCGGTTTCTCGGCAGTGAAGTTCCGCCGGTCTGCGACCGTGAACTATACCGACTCGGTCGGGGTCTATTCCTATGCGGCCGGCTTGAGCGAGGCGGTCGTCTATCAGGACACGGTCGCGCCGGGGACGTGGTATTATTGGGCCGTGGCGGTCTCGTCGGAAGGCGTTGAGTCCGTCGCCCTCGGCGCCCAGATCGCGACCGTCACCTGACGCGGTGACAATCCGGCTGTGCGGTGGCATTGTCCCGCCGCGTCGTGCCTTTCGCCCCGAACACCGGAGACTTCCCAATGGGACTGACCGCTCAAGCTGGTCGCCGCGCCTTCCGCCGCTATGTGACCGATGGCGTTCCGGCTAGCGGTGAGAATGAGCCTGACAAGGGCGAGATCATCGACGCTTGGGAGGTCGCGGATTACGAAATCAACCTCGCCCTGAACGGGTCTGTTGATGGCGTTCGATGGACGACGGCCATCATCCACGCTAGCGCGACTGCGAACGTCAACCTCGCAAATGGCTTGGAGGCCGGGGACATCCTTGACGGCGTTACGCTCGTCGCCGGAAACAGCGTTCTGGTCCCTTATCAGACGGATCCAACGCAGAACGGGCTCTATACCGTCCCGGCATCAGGCGCGGCGTCGCGCGCAGCTTTCGCGGCAACGGCGGCAGACTTGGCCCACATCGCCTTCGTCGTTCAGGGCGGGACGACAGGCCGGGGCATCCGCTGGACGTTCCCAGCCGACGAGGCCGACATTGTCGTGGGCACGACCAACATCAGTTTCGCGCAAATCGGCATTGAGCCGGGCTACGCAGCCGAGGTTGAGCAGGCGCGGGCGCTTTATCCGACCTTGGGCGCGCGGCTCGACAACTTTGACGACCGCATCGACAGCGCCCAGAACATCGCGGCCGCCGAGGGGCGGGCGGCGGCATACGGCGTCACTGATCCGGTGGCTGCTGCTGATTTCGCAGCCCGCAGCGCCGAAATGCTTTTCGATGTCGGGTATTTCCGCAAGGGCTTTTCGGTGTCAGACGACCCGCTGGCCGCTGCCGGCGTCACTTTTGCCCGTGCGTCCGTTGCGACTTGGGAGACCGCCCCCGGCGTTGTGACAAACTTCGCATCCGGTGCGCCTCGATACGTCAAAGGCCTGGGCCTTCTGGTTGAGCCGACCGGCGCCCAGCTTCTCCGGTTTACATCAGATTTTGCAAACGTATGGGATAGGGCCGGGACCGGCGTTGGCTCTATCCCGGTCATCACGTCGGACGATGCGATGGCCCCGGACGGCACGATGACCGCCGACAAGATCGTGATGACCCTGAACGGCGGGACGGCGGCGGGGGATCGGTCAGTCATCTTTCAGACGGTGACGACGGTGACGGCTGCCAACTATGCCCACTCAGTCTTCGTCAAAGGCGTCGCGGGACAAAAGCTCGGGTTTCGCGGCGTGTCTGGCGGCTCCTACGCGGTGCATACGTTCTCTGGGTCTTGGGAACGCTGGAACCGGGTGGAAGCTGCTGGGGCGACCACAGGGCCGCTTGAGATCGAACTGCGCGGCACGGTCGGCACGTCGAACGCCATCACGTTCCACATGTGGGGCGCAAACATCATGCGGGGCGACTTCGTCACCAGCTACATGCCGTCCGACAACGTCGCCCTGACCCGCGCGGCTGACGATTTCTACATCAACGGACTGAGCCTTGACGAAGGGTGTTCGATACTCACGGACGTAGTCCTGACCGGCGGGGGTTCCAATCTCGGTCTGGGCCTGCGCGTCTTCTTCGCGGCCTATGTCGGCACCGATAACCGCAACATGGTTACGCTGGTTAATGAGACGGGTGGGGGCCTTGGCGCTGTGGTGGAGGTCAACGCCGCTGTGACGGGTGTCTCGCGCTCGGCCGACATTGCGCTGGTCAATGCGACCGAACAGGTCGGGGTCCGCATCAAAAAAGACGATGTTCAAATGGTCCGCAACGGGAAGCCGGCAAGCTGGGTTTTCGATGCTGCAGTTCCGACTGTGACGACCGTGGCCGTGGGCGCAACGCCGCGAACGCCCACGGCTCGGGTTGGCGGAATCATCAAGTCTCTGGTGGTCGTTCCCATCGCCCTTTCGGACAGCGAACTGATCAACCGCACGGGCGGCGAGGCTCTGCCAGTCGTTCCCGAGGCCGGTTGGGAGCGGGTCAAGAAGGCGGCCGCGTTCTCGACGCGGGACAGCGCCAAGACGTTCAAGCTGGGCGGCAATCAATATATCGCCAACGGCTACTATCCGACCGGAACGACCGTGCGGAAAGACGTTTGGAAGTCGCCGGATGGTATCAACTACACGCTCGTCAACGCGGCCCCGCCTTACGACGATTTCAGTCAGGTCATCGCCTTCAACGGGGTGATGTATGCCTTCCGAACGGGCATGTGGAAGAGTCTCGACGCCGGGGTTACGTGGACCAAAATCCTCAACACTCTGCCTTGGGGCGTGTCCAGCTACGACAATCCCGCCCTCGTCCATAAGGCCAAGATGCTGTTCATTCACGGCACCGGGGCCACGCCCGGCGCGACGGACGGGGTGTGGCAGTACGATCCGACCGGCAACGCATGGTCCCGCATCGCGGCTGCACCTTGGGGCGCGCGTGACATTCCTGTCGCTGCGGAGTTCAAGGGCGACCTTTATCTGTTCGGGGGGACCCGCACGGTCGCCAACGTTCCGGCCGAGGTCACCTATCCGACGTTGACCACTCTGAACGATCTGTGGAAGTCGGCGGACGGCGGGGTGACATGGACGCTGGTCAGCGCCAGCCTTCCGCTGGCTCCGCGCATCTGGCCGGCGTTCATCGCGTTTGAGGATCGGCTCTATCTGATGGCCGGGTACGACAACATCGGCCCGGCAAACAACAACTACGCCGACACTTGGGTTAGCGACGACGGCATTAACTGGCGACTGCTGGCGACTGCTCCGAACTACCTGCAACGCCACGCCCCGGTCGCCTACACGTTCAACGGCCGCCTCTACCTGGTTAGCGGGAACGCCAACACCCAAGCGCCGGGCATCGTACTGAACGACATCTGGCGACTCGTCTCGCCGGTCTAAACCGCCTTGCCACTCGCCGCCGTCTAAGGGAAACCTTGGCGGCGGCGTTTTGCCGTCTGGAGACATCCCACATGACTGAGAAGACCGATCAGGAGTTTATCGACTCCTGCGCCGACACGCTGTTCGCTCTGGAGGCCGAGGCCGCCCGCGTGGGCGACGCCGGCCTGACCGCCGCCGTGGAGGCCCATCACGCAGCCCTGAACGAGGCCCAGGTCGCATTCGCTGCCAAGTATGGCGAGGGCGGCATCGCTACCCGCTCGGGCGGGACCGGCAACAAGAACGACCCGAACCCGCCGTCCGACCCGAACCCGTAATGTTCTGGCTCACGCTTCTTTTCGGCGTGGCAACCGCCGCCGTCTCTGTTCTGTCTATCGCGGGCGCGTCTCGCCGAGATGGCATTCCAGCGGCGGCGGCTTCGGCCATTCTCGGGGCCTCTTTCCTCTGCACGACCTCGCTCGATATGGTCCTGCCGCACAGGGAGGCGGTGCTGGCGTGGTCCGTGGTGGACCTTGCGGCTTGTGGGGCTTTGGCGGCCTTGCTTTACCCGGCCGTGGGAGGGCGCCTGACGGGCTTTCTGGCCGTGGCCTTCGCCTTCCAGTCCGGCCTTCACATGCTCTACCAGGGCGACGCACTGGCATGGCCGCTTTACATTCGAGGGTTGAACCTAGTCTATAGTGTCATGCTTCTGGCCGCCTTTTGGGAGAACCGACGTGGGTCCGCTGTTCTCTCTGACGCTGTCGTCGCTTGGCTTCATCGGTTGCGTTTGGTTCGTCGGAAAGATGCTATGGCCCGATCCACCGAAGATTGACCTAGCCGATTTCACCCCGCCGCGCGTTGAGCCGGTGGAAGCCTTAGAGGACCCGACCGACATGCAGACCGCACGCCGTGCTACCTATCGGGACACAAGTTCGCACCGCGTTGGCCCTAGCGCCGCATCTGTGAGGGGAAGGCCAGTGACGGAGCGACGCGCGACAGGGGGCGAAGCGGCCTATCAACGTCTGGCCCGCCGCACCGAAGAAGCCCAGGCGGCGGCGAACGAGCGAACCGAAGCCCTGTTCGACAACGTCATCAACGAAATCCGGGCCATGCGTCAGGACGTTCAGAAGATCGACGGCAAACAGACGGCCTTCGAGGGGCGGTTGAGTGACCTTGAACTGCAGGTCAACATGACGCGGGACGAGGTGCAGAAGCGTGCGCTGAACCCGGCGCCGTCACAGATCGCCAGCGCGAAGACGGCGATTCGCGACACGCTGAAATCCAAGGGCGGCATGTTCGCGACCTTCACGGCCGGTGCCGCCGCCATTGCGGTGCTGGCGAACAACCTACCCGATGCGGCGCGGTTCCTAGAACGGCTCTGGGACTTCATGGCTGGCCGTGAGGTTGAGGCCCATGAGGTTGTCCTGCCCAAGGATGACGAAAAGTAAACACCGTGTTATCGGTGCGGCCTCGATAGGAGCCGCCGATGACCGATCAACCCGTCCAGCCGCCCGCAGCCCGGTTTGAGCGCACGGTGGCCGCTCTCGGCAATCTGGCCCGTCCCTACGTCCTGTATGCCGCCGCCACGTCGTCCGCTATCGCGACCGTCGCCGTCGTGCTGAAGGAAATGGACCTCAACGCCGGGGCGATCTTCGTCGGCGCATCCTGGGGCGGCGTGGCCCTCTTGTACGGCGCAAAGGCCATCGAGGAGCGCGGCAAGGCCAAGAGCGAAGCCGAGGTCGCTATTGCGCAATCCAACGCCACCACGGAGCCGAAATGACCGACACGATGACCGACGACGACTTCGTCCGCTTGTTCCAGCGCACGTTCGGCCTTCGTGAAGATGGTTGGGCTGGACGAGACACGGAGGCCAAGCTGCGCGAGGTCGCGAAGGGGGCGGGTTACATCGTTCCCGCCATCGCTACCGATGACCTCCCCGCCGACTATTGGCCCATGCTGTCGAAGATCGAAAGCGGCGACCGGCCCTATGTTCAGGCGACCGCGTCCAGCGCGTCAGGCCTCTACCAGTTCATCCAATCGACCTGGGAAGGCGAGGGCGGCAAGTGGGGTCCAACGAAGCGCCCGGCTTTCGGGGGCCTGCGCCCGCCGCCAGAGGAGCAACTGGCCCGCGCCAAAACCTTCACAGCCCGCAACGCCGCCGTGCTGAAAGCCAAGGGCATCCCGATCAACAAGGCCTCGCTCTACGCCGCCCACTTCTTCGGCGCCGGGACGGCTGCAAAAGTCATTGGCGCTGACGTGAACGCGCGGGCGGACGTAATCGCCGGCCCGGCCGCGACCGAAGCAAACCCCTCCATCCTGCGCGGCAAGACGGTGGGCGAGTTCCTTTCATGGCTTCACAAGAAGACGGGAGACTGGGCGCGATGAACACGCTGTATCTGAAACTCATCGGGGCCTTCGTGGTCGTCGGTCTCGTGATAGCTTTGGGCATGTCGCTCAAGGCCAATGGCCGGAAGGATGCGGAGGTCCGGCAGGTCAACGCGCAACTGGTCCTAGCCCAGACAGCCATCCGGGAGCGTGACGACCGCATCGCCTCTTTCGCCAACACTGCCGCCGGTCAGGCCGAGGCCCAGGTCGTGCAATGCGCCCAGCAGGGCGGCGAGGGCTACGCACGCGGCCTTGCGGTCGGGAGGGCGATATGCGCCGCCCGCTGATCCTTCTGGCCCTGTGCGGCGTTCTGGCGGCCTGTGACCGGCCCGTCCCTATTGTGGAAGCGGCGCCCGATCCCTGCCCGCCTAGCGCCGCCGCAGAGCCCGAGGAAAAGCCCGCCGCCGTGGCGCTGACCGATGCTCAACAGCTTGCGGTCGATGTCGCGGTCTATGGCGCTCTAGGGGAGGCCTTGTTCGTCGCCCGTGAAGGCGCCCAGGTGGCCCGCGACCTGTGGGGAGACCGGCAGGCCCAGCGCGTTCGCCAGACCCGCCAGTGGTGCATTACTCGGCCTTAGCGGCTTTGCTGATCGCGACCGCCGCGACGCACGACATTTCCCTGATGGCCTCGACGGTTTCAGTGACGCCGGGCTCGGCCATCGTATGGAAGACAAGCCGCGTGACCGCCGTAACGGCCCCCGCCACCACGGCCTGAATGTCGTTCGGGTCCGTGAGGTTTCGGGCGTGGTCGGTCAGCACGGACCAGACGGCGGCGTCGGCAAGCTGGGCGCGGGTTTCGAAGGTCATTGGCCCATCCTCATTCCGATCAGGTGTAGGAAGGCGAAGAGGAGAAAGACCACGCTCCACCATCCCGTCACGGCAGCTCCTATCCATGCCTTTCGTTGGGCGAAAAAGCCGCACAACAGAGCCGCCAATAGCGAAAAGCCAAAATCGATATAGACGATGTCCATCACGCCCCCCTGATTTCAGCGAGCCGGTCGATGACGAAGCGCGACACGCTGGTCTGCATCGCCTCTTCCGCTTCAGCCAGCCACGGCATCGTCTGCGCCGTTGCGTAAAGGCCCTGGATCATCTCGGGGTCATCCCAAGCCGTGACGGCGATCTGCAGGAGGTTCGGGCTGCTGGCGGGGTCCAGCTTGGCGCCGTCCTCATTCCAGCGGTTCACGATGGCCCAGGCCTTGACCCGTGCCGACCGCTTGGCCTCGGCGTCCGTCTTCCATTCCGGCGAGCGGGACAGGGCCGTCAGGGCGGCGGACAGTTCGGGCCAGTCTTTGGCGTTGCGGGCCTGTTCGTCAAAGATGGCGAAGGGGCCGTCCGTGGCGTCGGTAGTGCCGACGTCATCGAATCCTACCTGATCGTCAGTCGTGGCGGCGCTTTCGGGTTCAATTGCCGTCGTTTCCGGCAATTGCGAATCCGTGGGGGTGTCGGTCTGAACGACCTCCTTGGCCTTCGCGGGCGCGTGCTGTGTGTGGATCGGGTGGTCATCCGTCGCCTCGACAACCCCGTTCGGAAGGCCGTTGAAATAGACGGCGCGGCGGCCTGACGGATAGATCTCGTCATCGGCCATGAAATAGACCGTGTCGGCGGGCGCTGGGCCGTCGATAGCGGCCGAGGCGTCCGTTGTGGCCTCCGCACCGACTTGGGCGTCAGCGGGCGTCTCCGGGGCCTTGGGCGCGGCCTGATCGCCCGAGACATAGACGAAGCCCTCGGGCGGGTTCTGCATCTGCTCTGTCATGCGATCGCCGGGCGTTTGGCCATGGTCCGCGACAACCTGCTGCACGATTTCCGGTTCAGCCTCCGCAATGGCGTCCAGCATTTCGTCCGCGATGGGTTTCGCCTTGGCAGGGCGGCCCCGCTTTGGCTTGGGTTCTGGCGCGGGCGCGGCTTCCCCGGCTTCCTCAGCAACGTCACGGATGCCGAATCCTTCGGTCGCCAGCGTTTCGTTCGCTTGCAGTTTGGCGAGGAGGCCAGACCCGGCGCGCTTGGGTTCCTCGGACGGCAGGGGTTCGTCGCCTTCCACGGCCTCGCGGATTTGCAGGCCCTTCAGCACGTCAGCGGCGCCATCGGTGAAAGCGAACCCGCGAGCGCGCCATTGCAGCATCCGCTTCCAGTTCGTGACCCACGGCCCGGCCTTACCCCAGAGTTTGGCGGTCTTCGCGTCGGCCACGCTGTAGGAAGCTTCGTTCACATCGCCGTTGTCGGGGCGCGTGACTTCGCAGAAGGCCGTCAGGTCGTCGCCCTCGCCCTCATACCATTCCCGAAGCTTGAAACCGTTCGTGCGGATCACAGCCATCAGCGCCGCGCCGTAAAGGGTCGGGCGCCCGTTGATGATGGCGAACGACTGAAGAGACTGGAACGGCGGCAGGCCCAGTTCCGCGCCGGCCATAATGGCGACGAAGCACGTCTCGGGCGTCTTGAAGCCGTTCGGCGTCATGCCGCTGTGGGCGAGGGCCTGGGCGATGCGGAAGGCCTGTTCGATGTCCTGCGGGATTAGGGCGCCGACGTTGCCGCCTACGGTCATGGCGGGGCGGGGGCGTTCGGCTTGGGTGGCGGGCAATTGATCGGTCATGTCTCTTTTTTCCTCGGGAAATGATGCGTGTTTTCAGAAGGGCAGTTCGTAATCGCGACGGTCCTCGGCCTCGCGTTCGGCCTCTTGGCGCTTGATGCGTTTGCCGTGAGGCTCGGCGCCCATGCTCCGAAGTTCGTCGTCTATCAGCCAGCGGACAAGCGCGCGGCGCCACGTCGTGCGGACTTGCCATGACAGCACCCATTGCGAGCGCAGTTGAATGATGCGCCACGTCCGCCGCTGGGCCGCCTCCTGGGCCTTGCTCATCTTCCGGTGCGGCTTGTTCGGGTTATAGCGCGTTAGGCGCAGGGGCTTGTCCGTCACAGGCTTGCCTCCAGCGCCAGCAGTTCGAGTCGACGTTCGATTTGCTTCACCCTGTAAGGCCGAACGGGGAAATAGGTGGCGTCCTGCTGGCCGCCGCCTGGGCCATGCCAAACGCCGGTTTCGCACGCCTTGGCGAAGATGGGCAGGACGGCGCGGATTTGTTGTTCGCCCAGTTCAAGGTCGGCGCCGCTGATTTCCACGACGCGGACGCAGTAGGGGGCGGACTTTTCGCTGAACACGAGGGAGAACGACGCCATCTCGCGGCCCAGCACGGCGCGGCAAGCCATCCCGACAAGGGCGCCTTGGACGTGCAAATCGTGGTCCGCAATGGCCCGCTCGATGCCGTCGTCGGTGATGTCCTCGATTGTCTTCAGGTCCGCGAAGGCCATGTCGGCGGCTGGGATGGCGTCGGGGCGAACCTTCAGCCAGACGCCCGTCTCCTCGTCGCGCCAGACCATGGAATGTTCGATGCGCCCGTTCAGGATGCCCGCGCGGATCAGGGGTTCGCGCTTCAGCGCCTCGGCCATGCCCCGGATGCGGACAAGCTGTTCCGTCTTGATCACGTCCAGACCAGCGGCGGCGGCTTCCTTAAGCCACGCCCGGCAAGTCCCGGCATTGCCGTTCCAAGGCTTCTTCTTGCCCTCCTCGTCCCGGTATTCGTCAGGGCGGACGGCGAAGTGGGCGCGGAAGTCCTCTTCCCCTAACAGGAGGTGGTGCGCGGCCCGGCCGAACAGCAGCGGCTCCGTCTGTTTCATCGGTTCGGCGTCGGGGTTCAGATAGCTGGCGGCGTAGTAGTGTGCCGGGCTCTTGCTGAAAATCGTGCGGATGCCGGATGACGATAGGCTGGGCTTGACCGTGAGGTCGCCATGGTAAAACGACATTGGTATGCCGCGATAGACGCCCGGCTGGCTGATCTTTTTCCCGTTGAAGGCTCTGACCAACATCAGCGTCCGCCCCATTTCTCGCGGGCCATTTCCGGGTCGTCCGCGTAGTAATCCTCCCGCGCCCGCTGCACGTCCGCCACCGCCGCCTCTAGGTCGAACCGGCCCAGGTCATGCTCCCGGCCGACGACTTCCTGGGCCGCGACCAGTTCGTCATGGCCGACAGCTATCAGGGCGTAGCGGTTGCCCACGACGGCGCGGGGGTGGTGCGGCCGCAGGGCTTGCAGCGCGCGGATGGCGGCGATGGCCGTGTCCAGTGCGCGGGCCTCTCTCTCCCGATAGAGGTTTGTGTCCGCGAACTGAGGGCGCAGGGCTTCTAGGATTGCGGCGTCTGGGTGGTCGGTCATGTCAGCCTTTGTAAACAGCGGGGGCGTCAGGAGCGGTCGTGAGGTGCGCCATCAACTGGCGGCCGATGTATTCGGCATAAGACGGGGGAACGGCCTCGCTCATCCCGTTCATGGTGGCCCAAGGCATCCCCATAAGCTGGCGGGCAAGCGCGGCCCTGTCCTCGCCTGGGAAATCAACCGTGCGGCCCGTTCCCTTGCCGGTGCGAAACTCGCCGCTACGGGCGCGTAGGTGGCCGCCATAGACGTTGGCGATGGGCCAGCCGCGTGTCCCTGGATCGTGCGGCGCCGTGAGGCCCCAGTTCGTTTCGAACAGACGTTCTCGGGAAAGAACGAAAGCCTGCTGGCCTTCCGTCACCATGCCGTTGCCGAACATGGTCCCGAACAGCGACACCGGATTGACCAGATGGTCGCGGACAGCGCGCACGTTCTCGATGATGTAAGGCTTCCCGCTGCGCTCGCACATCGAGCGCGTCGGCGGGATGAGGTTCAGGTGTCGGTCGCGGGCGCCGGCGGGCGTCAACTCGCTTCCGAACTGACAGGGCGGCGAGGCGTGAACGGCGTCGGCCAACCGGACCAGGGCCTCGACTGATGCTTCTTCGAAAACGTCGGCTTGGATGAAGGCCCCCGACTGAAACCGGCGCCGATGGTTGCCCAAGTCAACGCCGATCACGCGGAAGCCGGCCCGGCGATAGCCCTCGGCCGCGCCGCCTTCGCCGCAAAACAGATCGACCAGAAGCGGCTTCACAGCAGCACCGCCGCCGCGACCGCCAGCAGCGCCATCGCCACGGCCCCGAGCATGTCCGCCGTCCGCCACTTCCCGGCGGTCCTGCGGCTTTCAAACGTCGGGCATTGGTCCAGCACCTTGTCGGCGCGGTCGTCGGGGATCAGGGGCGGGGCTTCCATCAGGCTTCCTCATCTTCGGTCGGTTCGTCACAGCCGCATGGGGAGCCGCCCGATGGGGCGTTCCGATCAATGACCCAGCCGCGCCCGTCACAGCGACGGCAAGGGCTCTCTAGGTCGCGTTCGCGCTTCCAGTCGTCTTCGGTATTCATCAGGCCTCGACCGCCTTCCGAAGCGAACCCGCCGACGCAAAAGCCGTCGTGCGGCCATTGCGGCGCAAAAGGAACGGCTTGCTGGATTTCGTGGGCCAACCTTTGACATAGGTCAGGGCGCGATATTCGATGTCGAGGCCCTTAGCGGCGGCGACTTCCAGAATGTCGGCGGGGATTTTCATGGTCTTCAGCCTTTCCGTTGCCGGGGTTTCCGCTCCCGGTGAGTGAATGTAAACATCATATCGCCACCGATGTATACATTTATTTTCGGGTATGCCACAACGGTTCTGCGGACGGGCTGACCGCGCCAAATCCAGATCAGCCGAACCTATGGAGCCAGCATATGGCCGAGACCCTGGGGGCTGAAAAGAAAGCCCCGAAGAAGCCCAAGAGCAACGTGGTGGCGATGAAGCCGAACAGTACGACGGTTGCGACCGGCGAGCCCATCCCGAACGCGCCGCCGGAAGAAGTCCTGCGGTCCACCCTCCTGCGCGGCGTCGCTGAACTGCGGGAACTGGACGAGCGCATCGACACCGCAATGTCCAAGGTGAAAATCCTCCGCGCCGACCGGAAGGCCATCACGGGCAAGCTGGGCGCCGCCGGTCTGCCCGCCTCGCTCATCAAGGAAGCGATGGCCGACGCCGACAACAGCCGCACCGACATGGCCGAGAAGGAAAAGGCCCGCGACTTCATCCGCGATGTCTTCGGCCTCGCCCGCGCCGACTATCTGAACGCCTTCGACGGGATGCCGACCGGTGCCGTGGAAGAAGTGGACTGGGAAGCCCGAGGCTATACGGCCGGCGTCATGGCGGCCGACCGCGACCCGCCGAAGGAATGCCCGCCCGAGCGTCATCAGGCCTACTTCAAGGGCTATGATCGGGTGATGGAAGCCCGCGCCTTGGCGACCGCCCCCAAGGCCGGGAAAAAGGCCCCTGCGCCCGTCTCGGACGCTGCCCCGCTGCCTTACATCCTGACTGAGGAGCATTTCGAGCCTGACACTGCCTTGGAAGACGCCAGCATGGCGACGCTGGTCGATGACGTGGCCCTGCGCGAAAGCATCGGCAACTTCGCTCGCGTCCTCGTCAGGTTCGGCAATCGCCAGCGGTTCCTCAAAGACGGCGACTATCTCGATGACGGGTCGGACGAAGCCGGTCTGTCGGACATCGAGGAAGTCGGCGCCGACGACGCGGCGGCGTTCGGCTGATGGCCTCCCCCGACCTGGGTTTTCGGACGTGGTTCAAAAACCGGCTGGACCGGGAGGACCGCGAAACCCTCAACGGTCGCGTTCGTCAGTCCCTCGTCGGGTGGCAGGCATCGCCCCCGACAGGGACCAAGGCGGCGCTGTTCACGGGGCTGCTGGGCGAACTGGACCGCCACCTCGCGGGGGCCAAGCCTAAGCCCAAGGCCCCGCCGTCTGATGCGGACGCCTTCGCGTGACGTTCGTGGGCCTGATGCTGATGGCCGTGTCGATGGCCTTCGCGGAATATGCGGGCGAGTATCCCCGCAAGCGGTGGTGGTTCAGGGGCGGCGCGTTGCTGTGCCTGACCATCGGCGCGCGACTGGCCCTGTGACCCGTCCTGTCGGCATCGGGTTCGACCTCGCGACACAAGTCGGGTGGTGCGCTGGCGACGGAACACGCCTCCCGGTGGTCGATAGCTTCAGGCTGTCGGCTACTGGGCAGGACGTGGGCCGGTATCTGCTAGAGGCGCGGGACTATTATCGGCTGCTGCTGGCCCGTTTCCGGCCCGCTTGGGTCGTCTATGAGGCCCCGGTGTCGATGCCGAATCAGACACCCGAGGTCACGACCAAGCTGCACGCTTTGCCCGGCGTCCTCGAAATGGAGTGCGTCGAGAAGCGCATCCCGATCACGAAGGTCTACCCTGTCACGATCAAGCTGCGCGTGGCCGGGTCGGGCAAGGCCGAGAAGGGCGCCGTAATGGCTGCGGTTCGCCGCGCCGGCATGAAGCCTAAGAACAAAGACGAGTCGGACGCCTGTGGGGCTTTCCTGTGCGGCATCCGTCACCATTCACCTGACCTCTGGCCCGAGTGGGACCGGCGGCTGATAGGGGCTGACCTTGACTGAACTGACGCAAGAGACCGACCGCATCCGGGTTTTCCACGGTGACAGCCGGGACGTGTTGAAGGGCTTCCCAGATGGCCATTTCGACTCCGTGGTCTGTGACCCGCCCTATGCGCTGGTCAGCATCACGAAACGGTTTGGCGCCGAGAACGCGGCCCCAGCCCAGGTCGGCGCGTCGGGGGCCTATGCGCGGGCTTCGGCCGGTTTCATGGGCCAGAAGTGGGACACTGGCGAAACCGCCTTTGCCGTCACCTTCTGGGCTGAAGTGATGCGCGTCTTGAAGCCGGGCGGCCACGTTATCGCGTTCAGCGGGACTCGGACTTATCACCGCCTTGCCGTCGCCATTGAGGACGCGGGCTTCGAAATCCGCGACATGGTGGCTTGGCTCTACGGGAGCGGATTCCCGAAGTCGCACGACGTCAGCAAGGGAATCGACAAGGCGGCGGGGGCGATGGGCCATCGGGGCGCAGGGTTTAACGTCGCGGGCCAGAACGTCGGCCTGAACCAGAACCGCGAGCTTCGCTCGGATCATCCCGATTACGTCGCGCCGCAACCGATCACCGACGCCGCCCGTCAATGGCAAGGCTGGGGCACCGCTCTGAAACCCGCGCTGGAGCCGGTCGTGCTGGCGCGGAAGCCCCTAGCCGGAACCGTTGCCGCCAATGTCCTTCAGCATGGAACCGGGGCGCTTAACATCGACGCGAGCCGGATAGCGGGGGCTGACGCAGCCGAGGGAAGGTCGCGTCATGGTGGCGGCATCGCGGGCAACGGGACCAGTTACGAACTGCCCGACAGCGCATCTTCGATGCCTGCCGGCCGCTGGCCCGCCAACGTCATCCACGACGGAAGCGAGGAAGTGACGGGGGCGTTTCCTGAGACTGGGGCGCCTAAGCCAGCACGAACAGGGATGCGAGGCGGGTCGTCATGGCATGATCGCGGCTCGATTGGTTCGCCAGAAAAGGAGGGGGCGTGGCCGGAAGACGGAGGCGGGTCAGCCGCCCGTTTCTTCTATAGCGCCAAGGCCGCCGCCGAAGACCGTCTGGGCTCAAAGCATCCGACCGTTAAGCCGGTCGATCTGATGGCCTATCTGGTCCGCCTCGTAACGCCGCCCGGTGGCCTGACGCTGGACCCCTTCGCCGGATCGGGAACGACGGGCGTCGGCGCCATGCGCGGCGGGTTCGGCGCGGTCCTGATCGAGCGCGAGGACGACTACGTGGCGGACATCATGCGGAAGCTGGCTTGGGCCCGCGGCGAGGGGCGGCTGACGACCCTGGAGCTGGCGAAGCTGGACACGCCCGAAAAGCACGCGGCGGCGGCCGGGGCGGATTTGCCGCTGTTCGGTTGACGACCTGAACGACTGAGCGGATAAAGGAGGGGGAGCGGCCCTGACCGGCTCGCCCCCCCGTTGCACCGGACATAGGAGGTCCCGACGTGCCTGTATACAATACCCATGCGCTTGCGCGGTTTCAAGCATGAGCGCGACCGCCCTGCGAAATCTTGAGGCTGAACTTGGCGTCATCGGCGCGGTGCTGTTTGAGCCCGCCCTGCTGGACCGTCTGACGGACCTGACGGCGGACCATTTCGCCGAACCCTTCCACGCCCGCATCTATGCCGAGGTGGTGGAGCGCATCAGGTCGGACGGTATTGCGGAGCCCAGCGGGCTAGCGGCCCGGTTCTCGACAGACCCGGCGGCCCGGCCTGATGGCCCTATGGAGCCACCTCGCAACCTGGGCCGGTTCTTTCTGGACCTGATCGACAGGGCGCCGTCCGAGCGCGTGGCCGAGGCCATGGCCGTCAGTGTCGTGGACGCTAGCCGCCGACGCCAGATGATCGAAATCGCGGGGCGGCTGCGCGACGACGCCACGAACCCCGAGGCCGATGCGTTCAACGTCCTGTCGGATGCAGAGCGCGCCCTTGTGGGAATGGTCCAGTCGGCGGCGCCGGATAGCCTGACCCTTGTTGGCGCCGAGGAGGCTGCAGCCGCGACCCTAGCCCGCATCCGTAGCGACAAGGTCAACGGCAAGGTGCGGGGCCGGATGACCGGGCTGGCGTGCTTCGACAAGCGCCTGCGGGGCATCCAGCCTTCCCGCCTGCATATCGTGGCCGGCCGCCCCTCGATGGGTAAGACGGCCCTGGCCCGCGCCGCCGCGTTCGGATGCGCCCGACTGAACCCCGGCGAGACCGTCGTCTATTTCTGTTTGGAAATGGACCGTGAGGAAATGTCCTGCCGCACCCTCTCGCAAATCAGTCGAGAGACCGGCCGGGGCATCCCCTATTTCCGCATGGAAGGCGACAGCCTCACCGACGACCAACTGACCCAGCTTGACGAATGCCGCGCCCGCATCCCGTCGAACTTCATTCTGGACGACAGCGACAGCCTGTCGATTGAGCATGTCGAACGGCGCTGCAACAGCCTCGCCAAGCGCGGCCCCATCGCGGCGATCTTCATCGACTATCTGCAAATCATGGAAATGCCGCGCGGCCTGAACGGCAACCGAAGCGAGGCCATGGGCGAAATCACCCAGCGCCTTAAACGTCTGGCGAAGCGCCTGGGCTGCGGGGTCATCGCCCTGTCGCAGCTTTCCCGAAAGGTCGAGGAACGCGACAGCAAGCGCCCGATGCTTTCCGACCTGCGCGATTCCGGTTCCATCGAACAGGACGCCAATGTCGTGATGTTCCCCTTCCGCGAGTCTTACTATCTGGAGCGAATGGACCCGCCGAAAGGGACCGACGCACGGGTCTGGGAAGCGAAGATCGAGACCGCCAAGAACAAGATGGAGGTCATCACGCCCAAGGCGCGCGGCGGCCCCATCGGGTCGGATTTCCAGCGCTATCAACCCGCCTATGACTTCATAACCGACCTCGACAGCGAAGCCCGCGAGCCCCAGGGCGCTTGGTCTGACGCCAGCATGGACGCATTCCTATGAGCATTCTTCTGATGAGCGCGGTCTGGCGCATGGACATGGCGTCCACCGACAAAATGGTCCTGCTGGCCTTGGCAGATGCCGCGAACGACGACGGGGTGACGTGGATAGCCTTAAGATCGAAGCGCGACGACAAACTAGACCTGATGAAGAAATGCAGCCTGAGCGACCGGGCCATCCAGTCGGCTATCAAGCGGCTCTGCGATGCTGGGTTTCTGAGCCGTGACGAGCGCGCCGGTCGGGGCGTGATCTACACCGTGACCCCCGAAGGAGGTTCGGCCCCTACCCCCGAACGACGTTCGCCCCCCCCCGAACGTGGTTCGGGCGCCCCCGAAGGAGGTTCGGGGAATCCTTCTCTTAACCATCAACTAACCCTCATTTCTTCCGGCATGGCGCCGAAGGAAAAGCCATCCAGAAAGAAGCCTTCGGTTGCTCTGCCTGAATCATTTCCTGATGAGCCGTGCCTGACTTGGGCAAAAGAGAAGGTTGCGGCCAAGGGCGCGTCGGTTTCGGTGGCCCGCGAGGTTGATCGTTTCAGGAACCACGCCGAACAGAACGACCGTCGCTGCGCCAACTGGGCGGCTGCGTGGCGGAACTGGATCGACAACGCCTGCGAGCGGGCGCCTACGCTGGGCCTCGTCCAGCGCGAGACCCAGACCGAACACGACCCGTGGCCCATGCGGATGCGGGCTTGGGCGAACGATGACGGATGGAACCACGTCGATTGGGGTCCTGACCCGTCCGAACCCGGTTGCCGCGTCCCTGCCCATCACCTCCCGCAACAGGCTGCAGAATGACCAAGGCCCCGCCCAGGCCGAGCATGTCTCAAGCCCGCCGCGCCCGCATATTCGAGGCCCACGGTGGCGTCTGCGAACTGTGCGGAGTGAAGATCGCGGCCGGCGAGGATTACGACATCGAGCATCGCATCCCGTGGGCTATCGCGCACGATGACAGCGACCCGAACCTCTACCCAGCGCACAAGGCTTGCCACGCGGCCAAAACGGCGGGCCGTGACGCCCCTTCCATCGCCAAGGTGAAGCGGATGGCCGGGGAGACCGGACAGGCCGCCAGACGCGCTAAAAACGGCCCCACGATGAAGTCCCGAGGTTTTCAGAAGGGTGGGCCGAAGCGGAAAATCCCGTCACGGCCATTCCGGTGATGTTTACATTCCCCGCCGCATGATGTTTACATAGCCCCATGACCAAACGCCCCGTTGACCCGAACGCCATCCCGCCGCTGACCGTGCGTCCCAAGAAGGGATCCGCACTTGAGCGCATCGTTGACGCCCACAAGGGCAAGGGCCGGGGCGCCATGTCGGAGATCGTGCACGGCTGGGCTAAGTCCCACGAGGACGCCGCCCAGGTCGCGCCCCCGCCCGACATCGCCAGTTTCGACTAACCCATGACCAAGAAGGCTGAAACCATGACCGAACGACCCCTGAAAATGGGAGCCCGCGTTAACGCAAAGGGCCAGAACATCACCGTGCCGGCGCCGGATCGGAACGCCGACCGCCTCGCGCTGAAAAAGTGGTCTTGGGAGGTGGGGAAATGACCACCCAAACCGAAGGCGTGAAGGCAGGGCATACGAAGGGGCCGTGGAGTCTTGGAGCGGAGCCGTATCATGATCACGTCTTCGGGCCTGACGGATTCGAGATTGCCGAAACGCCGACTTCGTGTGCGATCCACCGAGACTATTTTGAAGGCAGGATGGGCGGCCATTGGGGCACTACGCCGGGCGCTCATCGCGAGGTCCGCGACGGAGAGACGGAGGCCAACGCCCGCCTGATCGCCGCCGCCCCTGACCTTCTGGAGGCGATCGATCCTGACGCGCTCGACGTGTCGGCGGACCAGTGTCAGCGCGCTGGCCTGGGGGCGGTTGCGACAGCCCTTCGCATGATGGCCGAGAACCAACGCGCCGCCATCGCCAAGGCTACCGGCCAATGACCGCCCCCGAACCCAAAGCCCCCGCGTCGGATCTGGATGCGGCTGTGTCGGTTGTCACGGAGATGGCCGAGGCGAACGAACGGATCGCGGCGAAAGAATACGGCCCCGACCCCATGCCCGAGTTCGGCATTCAAGCGCGCGCGATCCGAACCGTCCTCTCCGCCCTATCCTCTCAATCCCAAGCGGCAGAGGGGATGGCTAAGGCGCTGGCCGAGATCGCGCGGATGACCGATCCCGACGACCCGAAAAGCTATCGCAGCGACGACCGCGAGGGCTGTCTCGATGCCGTCCAGCATATCGCCGCCCAATACCGCAGCCTTGGAGACCTGTGATGGCTGATCTCACCCTGCCGCTGAACGGCGTCTACTTCGACCAGATCAAGGCTGGGACGAAGGCCGAGGAATTTCGCCTCCGCACCCCGTTCTGGACCAAGCGCCTCACCGGTCGAACCTATGAACGCATCGTCCTGACGCGCGGCTATCCGAAGAGCGACGACCACGAGCGGCGCCTGGTTCTCCCGTGGCGCGGCCTTCGCGAGACGACCATCACCCATCCGCACTTCGGCCCCGATCCGGTCGAGGTCTTCGCCATCCGTGTGCAGACATGACCCCCGCACCCTTGGAGACCGCCATGTCGATTGATCTGGATGTGCTGGAGCGCGACTTGGAGACAGTGCGCGAAATGGTCGGACACTACGCGGGCAACAGCCAGTTCGACGCATGGCAGCGCGTTGAGGCTATCGCACGGAGCGGAGGCCAGATGCTCGATCTAGCCAACCAAGCCCTTCAGGCCGGAGAGAAGGTATGAGCGCGTTCCCGAAACAACCGCCCTATGACTACGTGCGCCGCACCTATGGGGTCGATCCGGTCCCTGGTCATCGCGCCCGCTTCAACGATGGCCGCGAGGGTGTGATCGCCCGCCGCCAGTCCTACGACAACTACGTCCACGTCACGTTTGACGGCACAAAGCACCCGGTGCCCTGCCATCCGACAGACCTGACTTATCTCGGAGTTTCCGCATGACCACTTCCCCCACCCCTGCTGCCGATTGGATCGAATGGACCGGGGGCGAAAACCCGGTGCCGGGCGGGAAGGTCAATCTTCGCTGGCTAGGGACACAATCAGACGACGTCGCGACATGGGACGCCGACCTGCAATGTTGGGAAAAGCAGGGTGCGGCCTTCGACATCATCGCTTACCGCGTCGTCTCCCCCACCCCTGCGTCCGCCGCGAATAGCGAGGCGGCAAACCACGACTGCCTTGCGAAGCGCCGTGAAGGCGAGCCGATGTTCATCCTGTTGGGTCGCGATCCTGACGCCCACAACATCGTCCGCATGTGGGCCGAGCGTCGCCTGAAAGCAGGCGGCGACCATGGACACTGCCAGCAAGGTCTCGACACCGCCGAACGGATGAAAGCCTATGCGGCTGACCCAGAGAACGCGCCTCGGACAGCGCCGCCCGCTGCCGCGTACCCTGCCCAGCCCCAGCCCACCCAGCAGGGCGGGGCGGACCGTGACGAAGCGGCCATTGGACGTGATTTCCTGCGCTCTATCGAGGCGGCAATACCCGAGTATCCATGGCTTGCATCGTGGTCTCCTGCCGAACACTACGGCGAGCTGATCGGTGATCTTCTGGACCTTGCATTTCCCGATAAGCCTTGGACGACCGCTGACACGGTGGCCGAAATCAAGGCGCTGGAGAGCAGGACACGGGACGTTGACCGGATTTCCGCCTTCCTAAAGGAGAGAGATCAGTCTGTCATGTCTGGCGAGGCAGACGATCACGAGCGCAGCGAAAGCGCCCGCGCCATCCTCGCCGCCCTCTCTACGCAGGAGGTGGGGAAGCCATGAGCGGGCTTAAGCGCTGCCCATGCGGAGGATCGCCGAAGTTTTACGCGGTCCAGGTCGCGGAGGATGCCGTTGAAAGCTGGGTCGAATGCCCTCGCTGCAACGCGGCCACAGACCGGATCGAAGACGCTTACTCCGACCGCCCGACTGCTGAATGGCAGTGGAACCGAGGCGATGCCCTCAAGCCTCAGGACGCCCGACCATGACCACCCCCACACCCCCGGCTCCCGATGATCAGCCCTGGAAGTCGGAGGAGCATGATCCGGCCTGTGAAAGTCGTCTGTTCGGCCGCTGCGACTGCTCGAAATACATCGTCCTCGACGTCGCGCGAAAGTTCGGGGCTGACCTGAAACGCATCCTCCATCCTGCAGGTGACGCATGAGCGCTCCCGATGATCAGCCCTCCGCACAGACGGGGGAGTTGATCGCGCGGCTGGAAGCGGCTGAGGTCGGGTCGCGGGAGATGGATGCCGAGATCGGCATACTCCTTGACGGGCTATTCGTTTGCAAACCCCGTTATGAGGGGCAGTCGATTGCTTATGGCTATATCGACAGCGACGGCGCTCGTGTTGAGCCGGGGCATGGCGGCTATCAGTTAGTCCACCGTTTCACCACCTCCCTAGACGCCGCTCTGGCGCTGGCTGAGCGGGTGCTGCCGTCCGGCGAATGGATGGTGATCGTCAATCCGAACCACGGTGACGGCGGGTTTTCGTATGCCGGTCTGGAGACGACCGACACAAAAATCAACGTGGCGCATCCCGGCAAAGTCCCTGCGCTCGCCCTCTGCATCGCCATTCTCCGCGCCACAGGATCACCCCGATGACCGACGCCTCTAGACAAGAAGGCCAATGACAGACCGCGCCGGCCAAAGGCGGAAGTACGACCAGAAGCGGCAGGGGTCAGAAGCCCGCAAATGGTACAAGTCCAAAGCCTGGGCCATCCGCAAACGTGACCAGCGCGCTAACTTCCCTCTCTGCTGCCTCTGCGAAGCCGAGGGCGTGACCCGCCTTATGGCTATCGTTGACCACCACCCGCGCCATAACGGGGACTGGCATCAGTTCTTTCATGGGCCTGTGCGCTCGCTCTGCAAACCGCACCACGACGGCCAAGCCCAGGCCGACGAAGCCAGAGGGTTCAGCGTCGAGGTCGGCGCCGATGGATGGCCCAGCGACGAAGCCCACGCATTCAACACGGCCGGCGTTCGGCCTAAGCCAAGGAAGTAAACATGAACTTCATAGACGTGACCCCCGAAGCCCTGCCGCTGTTTACATCGGCACTGAACCCCAACGTCAGGGTGATCGGCACAGTGTCCCGTCATCAGGTCTGCAGGTTCATCCTCGACGTGTCGGCCATATACGACGGCCCGCACTGTCAGTGGACGTGTGAGTTCAGCATGGACAAAGGCATCACCACGATCACCTTCAAACCCCACGAGACAAGCCGATGAGCAGTGGATGGCATGGACCTAAGTCCACCGGAGAACAGACACCACCGCCGACTGGCGGGTCGAGCATACAGCCCTCGGCCAATCGTGGCGCGTTGTCCGACATCACCCCAGCCCCTGCACCTATGTCTGCAGATGCCATGCTCCTCGCCCTCATCAAGGCGAACAAAGCCGAACGCGCAGAGGTGCAAGAGGCTATAGACACCCACACCCAGGAAGCCCTCCGACTAGATGCCATCAGACAGGGCTTAGACGCCGCCCTGAAGGCTGTTCGTTTCCCCCTGTCGTCCGGTCGCCCTTCCGCCTGAACCCCGCCCAGCGACGCCCCACGCCCCGCCACGGCCAAGGCCCCGAGGGGGTAGGCGGGGCAATCCTCGGGCGCCTTAGGCCAAGGGACCGGCGCGGGAGGGTACATTTTCAACGCCGCCTGTAAAAAAGCGGGGGTGTTTACATCATCCGGGGCTCCAATGTTTACATTCCCCCGTTTCTGATGTTTACATTCGTCCAGCCGGGCTTTTCCGGTTCTAGGGGCTGAACCCATGACCTTCCAACTCGATACGAGCGGCACGATATATATGCCTATGCCGTTGGCCGAGGATAAAGACCTTCTGGTGTTCTACCGCTGGTCCGACCTCTCACCCTTCACGCAAGGGTATGTCGAGGCGCTGTTTACGGGCGCCGACCGGACGCTGGGCGACACCGCCATCCACGACTTCGGCAAGGAGTTAGGCTTCTCCGACCTCGCCCCGGAAACCCTCGCGCGGATCATCGAGGACTGTGAGGAGAGGTTGTCTGTCGGCGGCGACTGGCCTGACACCGATACGGCGGGAGAAATGTTCTGGCTGTCGCGCCAACGCAAAGGACAGGTCACCTTCCCGCCCCTGACCGTCCAGCT